GGACGTTCTTCATAATATTTTTGATATATAAATTTACTTCCCCACGCAATCAATATTACTACAATTGGGCATATAATAGAAAGAATTAAAGAGTTCATAGCATTCAGAATATATTTACTGCAAATATAAAGAATGTTTCTTTCTTGTATAAAGACGGGGGCGTTTTTTTTATTTTTTAACGCGATAGGCTAAACCCACCTCACCTCATATTTACACGCGCGAGTAATTTTTGAAACGAGGGGGTGCGCGTTGGGGGTAAACTTTTTGCGCGCATCTTCCGAGCTACCAAATACTTGCGATCTTTTCCTATATGCAAAAAGCCTATAAAAATGTGTGATTTGGACGATATAAAAGAAAAGATTCGCGCCGCGATGGAGTCGCAGGGAACATATACGGAAGATTTAGACCTCTGTATAACTCTTTGTGCAGGTTCATATATGGCGTTTCAAATTGCACTAAACGATATTTCAAAGAAGCGTATGAAGTCATACGTGAAAGAAGTGTCCCGCGAAAATAATGATAAACTTACGGCACATCCTGCTTTCAAAGTTTTATTCGATGCGCTCGAAGCAACACGCAAACAATTACGCGAACTTGGCTTGACCTTTCAAACGCTTTCTGCATCTGACGACGACGAAGTAAACGACTTGATTAACGAAGTAAACAAAATAGACCGCGATGGAGAAGGAGACTAGAGATAAACTGATAGCATTAAAGCAGTCGGTTATCTCCGACTTGCATAACATCGACGTTGATTCGTATAAGCTAGATAGGGCAGACGAAAGACTAAATGTGTATATCAAAGGTTGTATTAACAATCCGGACGCACACAACTTTTACGAGTTGCTAGCCGTTCGCCGCTTCTTTGTTTTCCTCGATAAATACGAATTTCGGATCAAGGAAGTAAAGAAGTTCGTCATGTTCTACGAGCGTTTGAAATTTTCCGGCACAAAGGGAAAGACTAGATATAAGCTGACTCCGATACAGGTGTTTCAGTTCTCTAACATTCTCGCGTTTTACAAGCCTGGAACAAACAAACGTTTGATTCGTGAAGCTCTTCTATTCGTTCCACGTAAATTCAGTAAGACAACAAGTGTAGCGAGTCTTTCGATTAACGATTTGTTGTTCGGTGATGCGAACGCACAAACATACGTTGCTGCAAACTCATATAATCAGGCGAAAGTTTGTTTTGATGAAATACGTAATATTTTAAAGTCTCTCGATCCGAAGTTTAGACACTTCAAAATTAATCGAGAAATCATATATAACCGCATAAAGGGAAAAACCTCTTTTGCCCGTTGCCTTGCCTCTAATCCGGATAAATTAGACGGACTTAACGCAAGCATGGTAATAGTAGACGAGTATTCACAAGCCGATAGCGCTGCATTGAAGAACGTTTTAACGTCCTCAATGGGCGTACGGCTCAACCCTTTAACCGTAGTAATTACGACCGCATCCGATAAAGAGACGGCTCCATTCGTCGAAATGCTCAAAATGTATAAATCGATCCTACGAGGTGAGATTGAAAATGATTCCATATTTGCGCACATCTTTGAGCCGGACGTAGACGATGAGGAAGGCGATCCGGCAACGTGGCGTAAAGTGCAACCACATATGGGTATAACTGTTTATGAAGATTTCTATATCGATGCATACCAGAAGGCTTTATATAGCGCACCGGACGCGCTAGAGTTTCGGACAAAGTTACTTAATGTGTTTGCGGTTGATTCGACAACAAAATGGATTGAAGCAAAGCAGATCGAGGAACGGTTTAAGGATATTAAAATAGAGAATATAGGTACTTATCCGTTAACAATGGCGGCGGTCGATTTATCCGTTCGCGACGACTTTTCTACGGTTACTTATAATATCTATTCGAAAGAAAGCGGCTCTTTTCATTCGCATACGGACTACTATTTCCCGGAAGGAGCTTTGAAAGATCATCCGAATCGGGAACTTTACGAAGGTTGGGCGAAAGCGGGTTATTTAATTCTTTGTGACGGTGATATTATCGACTATCAGCAAATAGTAAACGATATACTTGCACGTGCAAAGTATCTACAAATTATGGGAGTTGGCTATGATCCTTATAAATCGGCTGAATTTGTAAATCTTCTTACTTATTCCGTAGGCGGTGCGAGTGAATATATTAAGCCTGTTAAACAGACATACGGAACGTTTACAAGCCCTATTGAATCTTTTGAACTTGCTTTGTATCGGAGTAAGCTCACCTTTAGCCCTAATCCGATTACGCCGTACTGTTTTAGTAATGCGGTATTAGACGAAGATCGGAACATGAATAAGAAGCCAGTCAAAAAAACGCATAACGCGAAGATTGATTCGACTATAACAAACCTAATGACATTCTACTTATTTAATAACATGGAGGTATAATGAAACTATCTTTTAATTTTGAATTGGGACGTTCAAAGACGCAAAAACGCGCCTTAAATGCAGAGACGAGCACAACGGATAAAGATGCGGCAATAAACTCCCGATTGCCATCATTGCCCGGTCAGCCAATAGATGTACATAACAGCAATCAAGCAATGAAACTTTCAGCCGCATATAGATGTACTTCTATTCTTTCGGGGACTATTGCGTCTTTACCGCTTATAATTAAACGGAAAAAAGATGGATATTTCTCACCAGACGAGAAAAACGATTTATATACAATATTAACCCGTATGCCTAACCGACGAATGAATAGTTTTGAAATGGTTAGGAATATGGTTGTTCAAATCGTAAATCAAGGAAACGCCTACATCGTTATCCGTCG